TACATATCCTGTAGCCTCCATTACTGGAGACATAGCTTTCTTTGCAGGGATTGTACAAAATACTTCTTTCTCGCCTATACCAAAATCAACTAAAGCATCGCTGTTGGTAGAAGATAGGATTGTTGTTCTCGATAAAGTGTCTGTTGCAGCATCGGTTACTGTACCAATACCTACTTCAAATTCATCTGTTCCAGTATTTGTAATACAATAATATGTAGTATTAGTATTACCTACACCCGATACGAATGAAATAAAATCTGGAGTAGCACCGGCTAGGTCGAACGTTCCCGTTCCAGTAGTAGTGCTTGTCTCTTTAACTCTATCGTTAATGACAAGGGCCATCTATCCTCCTAAGCTATTCTTAATATTGCAGCTGAAGTTGTAAATGCTGGGAATTGAATAGTGAATGTCCCTGCTGTTGCAGTTTTAACTCCACCAAAATCTAATACACAAACAGCATCCGTAGTACCTGTACCACCGTCAGTAGTTGTATTATAAATTAATGCACCTTGAGCAGATAATGTTACTGCTGTAAATGATAAATTAGCAAAATTAGTAATTGCTATTGCTGAAGATACTTTCACACCTTGGTTAACAAGCGCTGAACCACCCGCAGTATATCCTGACGACGATACTTCATTACTTGTTATATAGTTTTCAGTTGAAGCACCTAGTGTTGCTAGTGATGTATACATCGCTAGTTTGTATGTGTCTGATGATGTATCGAAATCGTGTTTTCCTTGAAGTAACTCTTTCTTAAAAGTGTTACAAATCGCATTAGTTGTTATAGCCATAATATTTCTCCTTTAATAATTTTTTATGGTGATGGTGAAGTTATTTTAACCCTTGGCACACCATCATCGTATTCTGCACGTCTTCTTCTCCCCATTTGTTGAAGAGCAAAATTCTGTATGCCTTCATTATACTTGCTTTTATATAGGTTGTACATATCCATAGGTCCTTTTAAAAATGCAAAAGCTTCGGTTAAAACACCATCCAAAAGCATTCCTTGTTGGTATTCAGATAGGTAAGTAGTATTTGAAGATGTAAAACTAGGTGGAGTAATTATGTAGTTTAATTGAACTGCATAACCTTGATCTGGAGTTGGAGCAACTACAATAGAACTTTCATCCCAGTTAGCATAAAATTTAGGAAGACCTGTTGCACCACTACCATTATATTCTGTAATAAAACTAGTATCTCTTTTTTCCATAAAAGATCTATCTCCTGTTTGATTTGTTGAATTAAATACTTGAAGAGATCTAATAATTAAAAAATCTGCTGGAGTAATTAAATATCTTTTATTAGCTGTAAAAGATGAAGTTGAATATTTTCTAGTGTCATCATAATCAACTGCACCTGCAACACTTAGTTCTGTGTTTCTTATAAATTGTCCAATAATAGTATCTGTTAAAACATTACTATCTACTTCAGTGTAGTTACGAACTTGTGTTAAAAAATCTGGATAAGATATAGCCATTATGTAATACTCACTGTTACTGTTCCTATAGTTGAAATCAATTGTCTTCTTCTATTTTGAAGAGAGGGGTTTGCTGGAATCATTGCTGAAATACCTTGGTTATCAAAAGCAAAATCTCCAGGAAGAGCTAGGGTAGCATTTGCCATTCCTTGTCCGCCTGAGGAAGCAATTACTCCGTCTATGTTAGTAGGTTGTTGAAATCTTTGTGGTCTTGTATTTTGTAAAGCAATGGCATCAGCAGTAAAGTGTCTTCTTCTAATTTGAGGGTGTTTAGGTTCAAATTCAGAATAATGAACTAAAGAACCGTTCCATTCTTTTACCATTTCAGTATATGGAAAAGCCATACCTGATCTATCTGATATTGCCTGACTTCTTTTTCCTGTCGCCCATTTAGCCATTATTATACTCCATTGAAGTAAAATGATTGTGGAGTAATAAATGTAGAAGCTCTTTGACCATCCTCATCCAGAGCTCTTTTTAATTGATCTTCATAAATTAATTTATTTTGTTGAACTAATTCTGGAGAATTTTTCATTGCTAAATAATATGCTAATCCCGCAACCATGCAGGGTAAAAATCTAAATACAATATCTGCATCATCAGTGTATGCTCCCGCATCTTCAATTCTTTTAATTACGTAATATTTTAAATAAGTGTAAGTATTTAAATCAGGGGCTTGGTATAAATATATTTTTGGTATTTCTTGTCTATCCACATAGTATTGTGAAGGTTGCCCTACTGCAAGTTTATTGGGTAAAGCAGAATACGCTGATCTATCTATTTTTGATAAAGCAACATCTTGAGTATTAACCGTGTTTGCACCTGCCCCCGTAGTAGATACAAAAGCTTCTAAAACATCACTTACACTTCCATCAACAGCATATTCTGCTTGACCTGAAACTAATAAATTTTCATTAAGGGATACTTTCCAAAGGTGTATTCCTCTATTGGCCCACTCTGCAAATAAAAGATTTAAACTTGTTCTAGCAGATCTAAGACTATATCCACTAGTAGTAGCCATACCACATCGTTCATAGGCTTCTTGTATTATCTCTTCTATAGATAAATCAAATGCTGTGGTTCCTGAAGTCGCCATTATTATCCTTTTTACGGTTGTACAATTTCTTGGATTGTATCACTTTTAGCTTAAACTTTGAAGACCTTAGGTTTTTTGCTATTGGATTTTTTTTTCGCATGTTCACTATCTTTCATAAGCCTGCCATTTGGCATGTAATGATGTCCTGCGGGTGCTTTTTTCTTTCTAGCTCCTCTAAGTTTACCATCTATCTGTGCTGATATTTGTCCTCTTCCTATAGCCATTATAAATCTACCGCCTTTCCTAAAATTGGTTTATATTTAGTTTTACCATCTTCTCTGAATGCATGCAAGAACTGCTTCCTGGGTTTATCTTCAATATAACTACAATGACACCATCCACTTGATGGTTCTCCTTTTTTGTAGAACTCGAGAATCATTTGATCATATTCAAGATTCTTATATATCCAGTCACAGAGCTCAGCATTATCGACTCCCGGACACTCAAAATCAACGGCTTCTGCATCGCAGTGCTGACTATTTATTGAGCTACCAATAGCAATAGATAATTCTGGAGATCTATAACAGCTAGTGACTACTACAGGACCAAAATGATCTCTGACGGGTTGTAAAATATTATCACAAAGTAATTTTAGTTTTGCTATCTGATCTGAGTTAGGATTATTATCTATACCCTTACGTATAGCAGTGTCTGATTTGATTAACTCTTGAAGAGTAAAATTTCGTGAAAGGTTCATTTAAACTTGTTCTACTTCTTTACATATAAATTTCGTTGCTATTTTGTTATTATTAACAAATCTATCTTCTTGTGCAATTATTATTTCTCTAGATACTTCAAATGCAGCAATTGTACATTCTTTCCATGAATTATATTCATGCTTTATCTCTACTGGGTCTAAGCATTGATCATTTATAAAGGAACATAAAAATATTATTAATACAAATTTCATAGTTTATTATAATTTATCCTCCCGCTGGACCTCCAAAAAAAGCTAAGATACAAATAGCTATTATTAATATAGCAGTAAATTTGTAGTTCATTTCTGGTTCCATATAAACACCCTCCATATTAATTAGTTACCTTTACTGACATGATAAACACTCCTCGTATTCAATTTCTTTAGTTTCATGTTGACATTTTTTACACTCACACAAATCCATTAAAGGTGTGTAATGTCCTGAATCTATTTTATCTTCACTGCAATGACACCCGTGGCCACAAGTTTTGCACTTAACCATCATGTTATTTCTTCTTTTTTTTAGTGAAAAATTTAGCTATTTTATCAGTAATATTATCAATAAATTCACAGAATTTTATAATGTATTTATCAATCATGGTTTTTAAATAAGCTCCTAGTACTGTTAAACAAAATATTAAACCCATTATAACATAAAGTATAAGGTCTAAAAATAGCCAGTATACTTTTTTTAACACTTCCAACGTCTTCTAGCCTGTCTTAATCTAGAATTAGGATCTGCTGCAGCTTT